CTTTTAGCTATTACTGTTGGTTTGTCTACTATGCCACCTTCTACTCCAAAATCTCTGTACATTGGTACTGAATATTTTGGAGTGCTTAGAATCGTGGCTATATTTTGTCTTATTTCTTCTAGCTCATTTTCCGGACATAAATTAATGTTGCCTACCACCGCAGTTATAACAGTTATCATGAGGTTACCCCCTTATTTTTAACATATTCAGTCATAGTGACAGTAACTGTAGCCTTAATCATATCTCCCCAACCATCAAAAGCCTTAACTGCCTCTGCTAATCCTGTAATAACCCAATTGTTTTTCCCTACAGGTTTATCACCTAAAACCAAAGCATAATTTTCTCCGTTATCACGTATCCTTCTTAATTTTTCTAATTCTCGTTCTGGCTTAACACCAAAAAGCACATCAAAATTCATAGTAAAAGTAATTGATTCGCAACCTTGGCCAAGAAATTCAAGAACCGGTTTTTTGCCAATTAATTCATGTTTAGCCCAGCGAGATTCACCTGAACGTTGGAAATCATCAAAAGTATTAATATAATTACCTGCCACTATAAAACTTAGAGGTCCATAACCACCTACGTACATGTCCTAACCTCCCATCATGCTACGCCTCCTGTATTTCCACTACCACTTTCCACGCCATCATGTGTATGATTCATAAAAACTTTCCCATCAATAATGGTATGGCCATTTATATTTATGGTACCAACACATTGAATATCAAGCGTATGTTTTCCGTTGTCATAAGTTATTTTGGTACCATCAGAAAATTTAATCTGCCTAATATTAGCATCACTAACTACCGGAGCATCCACAGTTGACCATACCGCACCAACCACCCATCCATGATTAATTCCATCCATGTCAAATAAACAAAGCACCTGCTCACCTATTGCCGGTATCCAATAATCCTTATGTGCCTGTGTACCACGTGTAACTACAGATAAATCGCCGGTTATCTTATTGTCCTTTGCGGGCAATAAAACTTTAACCGTGCCATCTTTGGGATTAACCGTTGATACAATCCCTACAGCTACAACATTGCCATTAATAGCCATCTAGACACCTCCTGATGTCAATATTCGTTGTATAACCACTACCTACCACATGCTTAGCGTTAGTTATTATGTATTTACCATCAAAAGCACCATAGCCCAAAATTTTAACAGTTAAACTTGCTGCCAATTTTATTTGACCCATGAGGTTGAAACTTCCTGTAAATTCCTCTCTGTTTTTCTCCCGCAGTTTCTTCTCTGCTAACTGATTTGCTTCAACAATAGTTTCTACCTGCTCATTTATAACTAACACTTTGCCTTTTGTCTTATTAGGAGCTGTAAAACTGCCTTCTATTGATTTCTTTTTCTTAGTGTTACTATATTTAACATCACACCTATAATAAACATCTCTAATGCTTGACCTTAGGTTATAGGCTATTGGTACAACAATATCTCCGGTAGTATTTACTGCCAAAGACAAATCATCTCTAGCTATAGTCATAACTGGCTCTGCTGCTTCATATTCCTTCTCATCAAGAATTACTATCTGGTCATTCGTTACTTTTAGTGCAAGCCCTGCATCTTGACAAAGTTTGTTTAAAAACTCTAAATCACTCTGCTCAGTCTGCTCTGCTCTTTCTAGTTTCTTGTCATACTCCGTATCATATATAAGCGTTAAATCTGCGCCATCAGCAATATCTTGAGCTATAACTGATAGTTTTGCTTTTTCCCATGAACGGTTCTTTGCTACACCACGAAGCGTAGTGTTATTTGGTACAGAAACTGCTTTAATATCTATTTCCGAGGGAGCACCTGACGATGTTATTTCGTCTATTTCAAAATTACCTAATGGTAATTCTTTTGGCACTCCTGTTTCATCGTAATTTTTCATTATGATACTAGCGTTTAGCGTATCTTCTTTCCCAGGAAACCACTCATTTTCCCAAATGTGACCTCTATCTTCCAGCTTAATTTGTAAGTCATCTGCCATTCCTGAAATTGGATCAGAAAAAGAAAACCCCTTCAGATATGGAGTAAGGTCACTTGTTATATCCTTGCCGTTATATTTCAGCTTAATTGTTGTTTGTCGTGAATAAATCATATTAACGTCTCCATGGTGGTAGTGTTGAAACTTCCTCAGTTGTTATTTCTGGCAGTGTCAGCTCAGTATTAGCGTCAAACACTAGTGTTTGATTAAGCTGCTCATTAGCAGCCATTAACAACGGTGCATATTGCTCTGAACCTAACTGCTGTTTCGCTATCAAATCCCATGTATCTCCTTGAACCGTTTTATACTTAGTCATACGCCACTCTCCTACGCTGCCTTTGTATATCGCGCAACATGGCCTCCAATTCAGCATTTTTCTTCTCGCAGATTTGAGCTATTTTCGCTAACGTAGAATCATCGGTCGTTCCACTAATAGCAATATGTGTAGGTGCATTTATGCTTATTCTTCCACTGCCGCCACCAACACCAAGTATTTCCCCTGTTCTTTCCCACAGGCTGATATTTCTCTGTGTTGGTTTGTGCCCTATTGCTGATTCGCCACCGGTACCAGGTTCAGCAAAACTTGTTAAAAATCCGCCTTCAGAATAAATGCCCCCATTAGCATTTGCTCTTATATTGTTTGCAGTTCTACTAATATTAATTGAGCCGAAAATCGGAGTTGATAAAAAGTCGCTTATCCCCTTCCATTTATCGTGGACCCAGTCTAAAGCCTCTGTGAATTTGTTTTTTATGTAGTCTGTAAATCTAAATATAGCAGCAGACGGATTATCCCACAGATATGAAAAGTAGTCTTTGATAGTATCCCAATTCGCTATAATACCGCTGACACTCCATATTAAAATACCTATTGGCCCGGTACAAAATAGTAAAAGCTGTGCCATTGGGCTATCCCATATCGAAGTAAAGAAGTCTTTAACCTGTTCCCAATGCTGATATAGTAATGTACCGGCGACAACTAATGCCGCTATACCAATAAGTACCCAACCAATCGGACATGCCAGCAAGACTGTATTAAATATACCTTGAGCAATAGTCCACGCCTTGGTAAATACAGCAGCAAGTTTCGCTGAACGGTGCCACGCTACAACAGCCCAACGATGCGCTTTTGTCGCTACAGTGCACCCTTTCATTGTTTCAGTATATAAAGCCACTCCTGTCCTAGCAGCATTAAATGCCGTTACTAGTACGCCCACTACCCCTTCTAATACATATAAAGCCGCTATCCCTGCTGCAAATAGAGTTACCCCTTGTACTAATCCAGGAAATTTAGTAGCAAGCGCTGATAGGTTTCCTGTTACTACAGCAAACCTATCACCCAAATCAGCTAGTCCTGGCAACAAACCATTTGCTAGGGAAATTTGCAAAGATTCATATGCAGATTGAAGCCTTATACTCGCACCTTTTGCATTTGAATTCATACGTTTAGCTACTTTTTCAGCCGCGCCATCACAATTATTTAATGATGCTACTAAGTTGTCAAATGTTTCCGGAGCTGAATTTATAACCGCTAGCCATCCTGCAAAAGCATTTTGCCCAAAAATAGCTTTTGCCATTGCTATCTTTTCATCGTTACTAAATCCTTGCATCTTTTCACGCAACTGCTGAAGTATTATGCTCATTTTACTTGCACCTTCAGTATTCCCGGTTTTAATACCCAAGGTTTCCATTGCCATTGCGGCTTCTTTTTGTTCAGTGGTAAGATCTTGTAAACTCATACCCAAAGAATCTAAAGCCTTTTGTGCCATTTTGGGAGGGCCTGCTAATCTAGAAAACCCTGCTCTTAAAGACGTGCCTGCCATACTAGCTTTAATACCGCTTCCTGCCATAATTCCTGCTAAGGCCGCAGTCTCTTCTAAACTAACACCAAAAGCGTGTGCTACAGGAGCCGAATATTTCATCGTTTCACCTAATTTTTCAACATCAGTATTGGTGTTCGTTATGGTAGTAGCAAAAACATCTGCCATGTGTGACGATGAAGCAGCCGTTAGCCCAAATGCAGTTAGTTCATCAGATATAATATCCGCTGTTCTAGCTAAATCCGTACCGCCCGCTGCTGCTAAGCTTAAAAGTCCAGGCATGCCTTTTACTATTTCTTCAGTTTTCCAACCTGCCATGCCTAAATAAGTCATAGCTTCTGCTGCCTGTTTAGCACTAAACTGTGTCTGCTCTCCCAATTTCCTTGCCGTTTGGGTAAGCAAATCAAAATCACTACCAGTGGCACCTGTAATGGCTCCTACTTTAGACATCACAGACTCAAAGCCAGTAGCTGTTTTAATAGCTCCCAGTAATCCCCCGGCAAAAACGGCTACTGCAGCTGTTCTTCCCATTAAATCGTTTTTAGCACCCACAAACGCCTTATTAGCATACTGTTTATTACTTATGAGGCGTTGCATTTGGGCTTGCTTTTGAATTGACTTCGTCAATGTATTTTGATATTTGTCCATACTATGCTTATATTGATCTAGCCCTATTACGCCATTAAGAAAACTTGCATTTAAACTTGTCTGTGCAACCTTTACTTGACCAATGTATTTGGAAATATTTCCAATTTGTTTATTAGCACGTCCAAAAGACGATGTAAAACTTGAGTTTAAAACACCATTAATTACAAATGCCGTAGTGAAAATGTTGGCCATTTTGTTCCTCCTTTCCTGAAATTATGGTATAATTAACAAAGAGGTGATTCATGTGTTGATACTTGCAATTTTGTTTATTCTTGTTGTAGTTGCCGGTGGCATTTTTGGATTTATTGACTTTCTAAGCGACAGTCACAAAGAGCGAAAAGCTTTTAAAAAAATTGATGAAAAATACCCTATTTAAAACACCATTAACTTTAATGTTAGTGGTGTTCTTCTTTTTGTACCTCACTAATTACTTCCAACCACTCATTAATGCATGCCACGTCCCTACTCATCCAATAATTTACGGAACCATATTCATGAAGTTTTACCGCTATTTTTTTGTGGCATTTACTTGGATTTGTGGTACCATATTCCCTATCAAAAAATTGAACACACTTACTGTTATCTCTGCATATTCCTGAATATTTAGGCTCAATATGTCATCCACATTTTTGTCCAGTGCTTTCGCCGCCAAAATACATTGAAACTTCTTAGAGAAGGTAATCTCCGGTACCGTTTCGCCTAAGCTTCGTGCCTCTTTTTCAGCAGCCTCGTAATCATATCCAGTCATTTTTTTAAGCCCAGTTTCCAATTTTTTTATATCCATAATTTCCTCCCATACGTTGATACCCGCCTATGCTATGCATAAGCGGGTATTTTAATTTAAACTTTATTACGCTAATCCTAATGCTTCACGTACCGCTGTCAACTCATCGGTGTCATCCACTTTGTGAATATAGTTTAGCTTATCAATTTCCGTAACCGTCTCACCATTTAAAACGATCTTGATATACGCACATTCCATCTCTGCCGATGCTCCGGCAGCTGACGCAACTTCTAACTTGCCAGGATCAATCTTTTTGGGATAAGCACGAACGACAACCTTCAAAGGTCGTGTTTCAAGAGCACCGCTAGAAGCATTTGCTACTTGAATAGCTCCCCTGATATCAAGATGGTGTGCTTTAGGCACGCTTAAACATGTTAAAGATTTTGCACAAGTTCTAAAGCTCATCTTAATTGTCTGACTTCCAAAATGACCAATGGTAGGTGTCTCCAGTTCCCCCGCTACACCAGCACCTTTTGTCGTAGATGTCATATAGTCTAAGGATGGTAAAGTAACATCTGCAACGCCCAAAAGGTCATTACTGTCTTTGTAAACTCTAAAAGCAATTACTTTTTCCGGAATAAGATTTGCACCACTCATATGTTTTACCTCCTTTTTTCTTATTCAAATAACTTACTAAAGTTTGATGTATCAAACTCAATTGTATTTACTATTTCACGTGCAGGTACTGGTGGTGTCCAATGGGTATGGAACGTCATTTTACCATCAATCAAATCAGTAAGAGCATTTTCATCGGATACAAATTCAATGTACCCCCCAAGAATATATTGCTTAGCCGCCAACCCATTTAATCTGATGTTTTCACTATCAACTATAGTATCTATTAGCCTTTTGCTCATTGGCCTATCAACCTTACTGAAATAAGTCAGAATAAACGTTTGAGCATGCCAATGTACCATCAACCGTTGACACAAGAAGGCATCTTTAGGATCAGTATTTCCAGGATAACAAGCCGTTCTATTACCCCACATCTTCCAGCCACCACTAAAATTTAGCCCTGTAATAACCCCCTGCCCATTAAGATAATTTGCCTGTTCAGGACCAAGTATAATTTCTGTTCCATCTTCCAAACAGTTGGCATCACATTGGATACTAACATTAGACGGACTCTCATATGGCACATCATCATTATTAGAACATAGAACCCCAATAGCGCCCATCAAATGTGTAGAACGGTGATATACTACGCCGCCTAATTTACACATCGGCCAACAAACCGCTTGGTCATTCCCAGTATAATTATTTTGATTTTTCCAAGATGATACATCAGTATATTTACTTACTGTATTATCTGCAGGAATATCACAAATACTTACCGCACCAAAGAATGTGCTTATTGTTGCTGCTTTGGCCTTCATAACGGCAGCTGTAGCAGGAACTTGTGACCACCCTGGGGCTAATATCATCCCCGGTACTACTCCATACAGTGGGAATACTTGGTTCAATGTTTCCAACCCTTTACATTCACCTGTTGTAACGCTAATGCCGCCAACAATATCGGCATCACTGACCTTACTTGGGTCAACTTTATCATAGGATAAATAGCAAGTTTCTGCAGAAGCCAAAGCCCCGCCTTCTAATACTGTCAAAATAATTTGTTCGCTATCATTGTAAATAGCTTCATAATCTGTACCTATTACCAAATCTTGGCCAGCTTCATTTACCCTAACCTTCAATGTTTCCAAAAGGATTGGGTCTGTAAGTGTTGCTACTCCGTTAGTCAAAGTTACACTTTCTTTTATCACTGCCGTCTTATGAACAGCAGGATCTAAAACATTAACTAATACAACCGGGGCAACATTGTACAAACAAAACTGACTACACATAGCTTCGCACAAAGTGTAGTCTCCCCAGTTTTCAGAATACCCAAACTGTGCTACTGCCTCCGCATAGCTATAAAGTAAAATTGGTTTATTGGCCGCTGCGCGGTCGGTTGCCAAATGAACTGGTGCTGTACCAAAAACCACCGGTAAGCACGCTTCCGTGTTAACCGGTGGAACAATTGATGTAGGCAGCTCACTGGCATAAATACCATGTCTATATCCCATTTTTATACCTCCATAATCTCTTTATAATATTTATTTAGCGGAGTACCAATAGTATCCCGCTCCTTACAGCTATCAGCAAACTTTTCTATTTCTACGAATAAGGCTTTAATATGAGGGTGTTCCTCAAAAATATCCATTAAGTGTGTTGGATAACCATCAATAAAAACTGTATACTGCGTAAGTTTATTTCCAGCCAAAGATGGACCAATATAAATTAGTTGTTGCTTTGCATTTTTTATTTTTTTATACGAGGCCGTCATAATTAGCTGTCTCCTCTACTGGTTGGTACATCTGCCAAGTTACATCCATTTGTCCATACATTAACGGATGCGCTTGTTCTTGATTAACCATATAAGTTAATGGCAATACCAAACTGCCCTTTCTTTTTTTATTAACAACTAAAGTACGGTTTGACAAAATAGCGTGTCTTACATGCACCATGAGATTAACCAGACTTCTCCAGCTATCTACAGGCTCTCTATCTATAGTTCCAAAATATATCCGTATTTTAATTGTTGATTCGACTTCATCATCTTTACCGTCAATAATACTGCATAAAATAAAGGGACAATATCTTTGTGTATGATCTGATTTTTGCGGTAGCTCCTGTGCATATACAGCAATTTTGACATTATCATCATTTTCGTTATTGAAAACATAACCATTTACTTTACAACGTATGAACTCACATAAATCGTCTAAAAATGTGACTGGTGTCATTTACTACCATATCCTTTCAAAACAGCTTCCACTTCGTGAGCAAAGCGTTTATTCAATGTTTCTTGCGCCTTATCTTCTACTATTTTTGAAACTTTTTCATTGCCAACCATTTGAGGTACGGATGGGCCATAAGCTACTTTTATCGGATATCCTTTTGATGATGTTCTGATTACCGTTCCCACAAAACCACTTTTAGTTGAATGAGCAATAAATCCACGATTAATAACTTTGGGTGAATTTCCCTTTTTTACTTTTGCGGTGACACCATTTTTACCTTGATTAACTTTGAACTCCCCTAAAAGAATAGGGCTGCCTTTTGTGGTAATGGATGCCTTTAATCTACTGCTAGATGCTTTCTGAGCTGCAATTGTTTGCTTGATTGCTCCGGCCGTAACTGCATATTCTTTTCGTGTCTCTACCGATATAGCTGTTTTAGCCGTAGTAGAAGCACGGTTAATTGCTCTACTTACAGCCTTACCCATCCCATTTTTAACTCCATCAAGCAATATTTTAGCCATGTCCAAGTCTTTAGTATCAATGCTAATCATGATTCATTCGCTCCCAGCTGTACTTCCAGAATACCGTCAGAATCTATTGCCTTGGTAACATTGTAATACTGTCCATCAATATTCATGCTTTGGTGAAAAGTAGGACAATATCCTAGATCTTCTTTGATAATAAAAATCACTTTATCACTTACAAAAGCTCCCGGATATTGCTCAATCTTAACTTGCCGGCGCTCTTGTAACACATCTTCATCTAATATAGCAATTATTTCTTTACCATCTATATTATGTTTTGAACCAAATTCTCTAATATCCAAATAAATATTTTTGTTGTCATTAACAATAAGGTCTTTTAGTGTATCCATTATTATTTTACGTTTGTAGCCGGGTCAATATCAGGCAATTTGGATGTTTCATCATTGCCCTGGTCCTTATCAGCATCATTGGTTGGTGCGGCTGGAGTTTCCTTTGCTACGGTTTTTGCTATAGCACTAGATACTGCTGTAGCCTCACAAGCATTAATTAATTGCTCCGCTAAGTTAGAATCAACCGTAACAATGGAGTCCTTCCCATATTTCTTGCCTTCAATACGAACAAAAAATCGTTTAATTAAAATAGATTTCTTAGCCATTATTTCCTCCTCAATTCAGAATTAGTGTCTCAATTTACCAAACATCTGTGAAATTGAGACACTATAGCGGGCAAACCCGCAATGGTACTTGTATTTACTTCACCACAAGGGTGTACCAATCATCAGTAAATTCCGGCTTTGGTACAACACGGCGGCCTAGGCGTAGCATTTGAACATCTTTGCCGTCAGGTACCCAAATCTTAGGAACGTCTCTTCCTTCAAAAGTTTCAAACACCTTGGTATCTGGATTAACCTGGGTAATAGCACCATAAAGTAATGACCCTCGGCCTGAAATGCCCATAATTACTGTAGAATCCGGCAAATATTTTTTCATTTTTCCATCATCGTCTTTGTATTGTGCTGTATATACATATACTTCTAACGCAAATTCATTTATAGTTCCAATATAACGAACCCCTGGCTTTTGGATTTTGGGAACAAAATTAACAACATTCAAATACCTGGTATCCAATAGTTTTAAGAATTTTTCATTAGACAACAGCATTTTCTCTACATCTGTAGCCATAACCATTACATCAGGGTTGTTTGAGCTGTTTGTAGAAATTGTGTCAAACATGTCTTGAATATCGCCATAGATATCAGCAGTCGACTTATCCCATGTAGCCGTACCGGTCAAAGTTTCTTTTTGATTCCAGTCAAAAGTCATGGTATCTTCAATAAACGTTTCCCCGTCATCGGTATACCCTTTGATAGGAACAGACCCTGTAACTAATAATTTAGCGCACATCCACTCTGTGCGGCGGTCATTAAGCATGCGCAAATCATTTAAATCTTTTGCCCTGATTGTCATAGCTCGTTCTTGAGCAGTCAGTTTTGAAAATATTTGCTCACCAAATGCTCTTTGCTGCAAATCTTGAGCAGTCAGGGGAATTTTAGGAATCATAATAGGTGGCTTGTATTTTAAAGTCGTAAAACCATTACGTGTTACATTTTTACCACTAGCACCTTCGTTAACAAATGGTGCTAAGCGGCGGTCACCTTTGCGGTAATCAATCAAAACTTCCTCGGTTGGACTAGTTACTGGGTTTGGAAAGAACGTATCCTTAAAGAAAGATGCGGCTCCAAAAGTTTGTTCCAAGGCCTGAAGCATAAAAAGTGTGCTATTAATATTTACTGGCATTATATTTCCTCCCTTAGTCAGCTGTAGCAAAGAAAATGCTACGCAAATGTAATTCATCTTTGTGTGCAACTACAGTGTCTGCATCTGCCACGGTTAGGGCATTTGGATTAAAGACACCAACAGTATAAACAACTGCTTTTACATCAGTGGCCGTAGCATCTACAGGCGCACTTAGTATTACTTTAGCATTTTGACTGCCATCATCTTTCGTTCCGTCGACAATTGTATATTTGCCACTAGCCTTAACAACCCCAAGGATTGTTCCTGCTTTAAGAATGCCTGACCCAGACAGTATTGTTACTGCTTCTGTTCTTGGTTCCGGAGTAGTCTCTGCTACCAAAATCGGATATGTGGCTTCTATAACTTTTTCAATTCTTTCCATTATTTTCTTCCTCCTTTTAAAGCATTAACCATTACATCAACGGCTGCTTTCATTTCTATTGCTCCCGTATCGGAATTAATATCCTGTGGTGCAGGTTTAACGCCTTCCACCCCGCTAGCTTTGTTTCCGGCAATTAGATTTTTAATAAATTCTTCCGGTTTGATAGCTGCCACCTGCACATCATCTACAAGAGTTGGCGCATTGTCTTTAGCAATGGTCACAAAATCTTTAATGCTCTCAGCAGTTAACCCCTTTGCCTTTGCGCTAATTACCATGGCATGAACAGTTGGGTTATCCTCAGTATCTAAAGCATCCAAAGCACTAATACGTGCTTTTTCTGTTTCTAAGGCCTGTCCAGCAGCACTGTCCTCAATCTGTTTGCAAAGATCTGGGCAATCTTTTTTTAATTCGTCTACAGTTTTGTACATCTTTACATCCTCCTTGTTTTTTAACTTGTTTTCAATTTCTTTATGAACTTTGATATGATTGCGTAAGCCTTGTAAATTCGGTATTTTATCAAATTTAAGACTATTAACTATTAAAGCACTCCCATTTAGCGCCATATCAACTATTTCTTCACCTACAGAATCAGCA